ACTAAAACAACTAGAGGCGATGACGGAAAAGACAGATTGCCAAATGGTAATTATGTCGAAGATACTGGTAATCATTTCGTTCAACTATTGAATGAAAATTATGAGCCGATAGAAATGGCTTTGATACCTATGAAATCCACACAGAAAAAAAAATCTAAATTGTGGAATTCTATGATTATTAGTAGAAAGATCAAAGGTAAGAGTGGAATGTTTGTTCCGCCATCTTGGTCACAAGTCTACAGATTAAAAGCAACTAAAGAGTCTAATAGTCAAAACTCTTGGTATGGATGGTTAATTGAATTCGATTCAGTTTTAGATCCTGCTAAAAATTTAGACGGCTTGCAAACGTCAAAAGCTTTTTATGAAAGTTGTAAAAAACAAGACATCTTTAGTAAAGTAGCATTTGAAGAGGAAGGAAAAACCGACACTAAAAAAGTTGGTGATAACGAAGCAACACCCTTCTAATAATGCAAGATAAATTACTAGAGTTGTTTGAAGGCGACTCTGGTCAATTCATTAAGGTCACCCTAACGGGTGGCCAAGATGAACGTGGCAAGAGACAAGCTAACTACCTCACGCTTCACGAACCTGTAACTGAGGATCTATGGAAAGATCACTTAGAAGGTAAGTATGTGATAGGTCTTAGACCTGAACGTGATGAAAAGATTAAATGGGGTTGTATTGATGTAGACCCACAAAATTACAAAGATTACAATTCAAAAAAATATATTGACATAATCAAAAAAAATAATTTACCACTTATACCTGTAAGATCAAAATCAGGAGGACTTCACATTTTTTTATTTTTAAAAGATTGGGAAGATAAAACAGAAACTTTAAAAATTTTACACAAATGGAATAACGAATACTTCATGGCTAACGAAGTATTTCCAATGAACAAAGCTTTAGGTATGCCATACTTTAAAGCTAAAATGACAACTGAGTTTGCTTATAATGATGAAGGCACTCCTATAATGTTAGAAGCTTTTTTAGAAATGGCACAACTTAAAAGAGTAACTTTAGAACAAATTAAAAACTTTAAAGCAACAGCATATGAACCTGAATCACTATGGAAAGACTATCCTCCTTGTGTACAAAAAATGATACAAGAAAAATGGTCAGGCAATCATAGAAATGATTTTTTATTTAATGTGCTTGTGCTTGAATGTAAAAAAAATGAAAACATAACTATAAGTGATTTAATAGAAATAGGTAAAACTAGGAATACAGATATTTTTACTCCGCCTTTACCTGAAAAAGAAGTTATTACCATCGCTAAGTCAGTTAAAAAGAATGGATACTTTTACAAATGTCCACCAAAATTAAATGCTATCACACCAATATGTAATAAAGATTTATGTAAAAATAGAACATTAGGTATCTTTCAAGAAACTCCTGCAATGATAGATGAGTTTGAAGATGTGATGTTTATTAGAGATATCAAAGAATCTTTTTATAAATTTAATTACAAAGGTGAAGAGATCATGGTTAAACCTGAAGATTTAGCTAGTGAACTTAATTTTAAAAAGAAACTATTGAACTATAAAATTTTATGGAAAAACTTACCAAGAAGACAAAAGGTTAACATGTGGGATTTGTTTCTTGATGCATTGGTAAAAAAAGCAGAGGAATCAAAAGAATTTAATTATGCAGAAACTTTAGAAGATATGCGATATCAAACTCTCAAAGAATTTTTTGAAGATACTATTGAACAAGATGATTTTAAAAAGTTGAAAGATGGTTATGTTGTCTTAGATTCGAAAACAAATGTTTGTTACTTTAAAAGAACTACACTAGATAATTGGATGAAAAAGAAAATGAACAAAGCTTTTAATAATTCTATGGAGGCTTTACGTTTATTAAATTGTAAACGATTAGAATATCATGAAGGAGAGAAAAACATTTGGGCAGTTGATATGCCAGAGTTTATTAACCACCAAGAAATAAAAAAACATAAACCAAAGAAAAAGGATAATGCAGTAACGGAGATGGACGATGAGTACCACACAGGAAAATTCAGAGATTCAAAAATTAAAACAACTACACAAGAAAACAATTAAGATATATGGGCCACCTGGCACAGGAAAAACTTATACTTTGATTGAAAGAATTTTGAAAAAATATTTAAGAAACGGTGTAAGACCAGAACGTATTGCATTTATTTCATTCACAAACAAAGCAGTTAACACTGCAATAGAAAGAGCATTAGCTGCCTTTCCACAATATACCATAGAAAATTTTACAAGATTTAAAACACTTCATAAATATTGTCGTAGATATTTTGCAGAAGAAGTTTTTGATATCAAAGCTTGTATGATTGATTACGCTTTACAAGAAAGCATTATTAAAAGATCAGACAACCGATTAGAAGATGATGAATTTATTTATAAGGATTGGTCTTTGTCTATTTACGATAAAGCAAGAAACATGATGATGGATCCTATTAAAGTATTCAAACAAGAGTCTTACAAAAAAGATAATATAGATGTCTTTCAAAGAAAGATTGCAACGTATGAACATTACAAGACAGGGGGAGGAGAAAGATCCTTTATTGATTTTACAGATATGATTGAAAAAGCTATTGATGAAATAGATTTTCCGCCTCTTGATGTTTTGATTTTAGATGAAGCTCAAGATTTTACACCCCTACAATGGTCAGTTTTGTTTAAATTAGCAAACAATTCAAAAAGAATTTATTTAGCAGGAGATGATGATCAAGGTATTTATCAATGGAATGGCGCAGACTCTAAATATTTTACAACTTATTTTCCAGGAAGAAAGGTTGTATTGAGAAAGACTAGAAGATTCGGAGAGGCTATTCATCACTTTACTGAAATTATCAGAAGAGGAATTATAGATTCAGAAGAAAAAGAATATCTACCTTCAAACAAAGAAGGGAGTGTAAGAAGATATCTTAATTTTAAAGAAATAGATTTCAATCAAGAAGGCACTTGGTACATTTTAGGTCGTGTAAATAAAGTTGTAAACGAATTAAGAATGGCAGCCAAAGAGGCAGGTCTATACTTTGGTGATAACAAAGGTAACAAATCATTTGATCGTAAACAATGGCAAGCTATAAAATCTTGGACAGCGATTGCCAATGGTAAGTCTATCAATAAAGCAGACGCTGAGATAATGTTTAAATATTTAAGAGACATAGAAAAAGATGCATTCAGGCAAGATAAATTTTGGATGGGTCAACCTGATTTTAAAACATATAACTTTGAAGAATTAAAAGATTGGTGTGGTTTAACTTTACCTGATGAAAAGAAAAACAAAGAATGGTGGTGGATCTTACGTAGAAATTTTACATCAAGACAAAAAATATATTTTATTAGATTACTAAAAAGATATGGACAACAACATCTAAATGAAGAACCAAAAATAATAATCGATACCATACACAGTGTAAAAGGTGGAGAAGCAGATCACGTTGTCCTTGCAAGTAAAAATGATTATGCTTCAGACTTTAGTCGTAAAAATAAATTGGACCAAAGTGGTGAACGAAAAGTTTATTACACTGGTGCTTCACGTGCAAAAGATACTTTACATATTCTTTCAACAGACTATAAGTATCATTACCCGATTGGTAAAGATTATTTAATTTATCTAGAGGAAACACGATGACATTTAAACAATTAATCATACAAGCATTAGAAGATAGATACAACGCACAAATTTCTGAAGCAGAAGCTACAATAAAAATTTACTTTGAAAAACCTGTTGGCATAGGAGAACATCCTCAACACGTTGAAGAAGTAGATAAGCTGATTGAAAAAATATCAAATGCTGAAGAAAAACTAAAAACATTATCTAACTTTAAAGGAGACTAATGACAGATAAAAATATATTAGATGAAGCCTTTCCACAATATACTCAGGTAGGCGGGAATCACTACACTAAGTTTCCCATTCAACCTTACGAATTTATTTCTAAAAACAATTTATCGTTTTTTCAAGGAAACGTAATTAAATATGTTTGCAGATATCAAAGAAAAGGAGGAGCTGAAGACATAAAAAAGATAATTCATTACTGTCAATTAGAATTATTAAAAATGAAAGACATGCAAAAGAAATGACAGGTACTGTTAAAAAAACAATTACCATTGCAAAACATAAATTTTGTTTAGAAATTTATCCTGAAAGAGAGGGCTGTCATTTTAAAGAAGGGCCTTACTTTGAAATATTTGGACATGGTTATGAAGCATGTCTTTATGCATTTAGTAATAAAAATAAAATTAATAAAATAATACAAAAAAAATATTTATGAGTTTACAACTAACTATGAATTTTAAAAAACATATGTGGGCAGCACCAAACGAATTCAAAGATTTATCAGGATATTCTGAAATAGCTATCGATTTAGAGACAAGAGATGAGGGTATTAATAAAGGTATGGGTGCAGGTTGGGCAACTAAAAGTGGAGAGATTATTGGTTTTGCTGTGGCTGTTGAGGGTTGGCAAGGTTACTATCCTTTCGGACACTTCGGTGGTGGAAATTTAATTCCTGCACAAGTTAAACAA